ATTTGCAAGATTCTTTCTCATTAAACCACCAATGGCTGCAGTTATCTTTGGTCTAAATGCTGTTGTGTCAAAGTCCTCCCACATCTCAGCTGCTTCTTGTTGTAGTCTTGCTATTTCACCTGATGATAATCCATCCTCCATACCCTCTTCTTCAATTTCTTGTGTTGTTGTTGCAAGTGATGCTCCAGCAGCAACTAATGCAGCTATGTTTGTTTTATTTAATTTGTTGTCTCCAACACCGCCTGATCTTATTAACTTACTTTGTTTAAGATCAAATTTGCCTTCTGACCCTAAAATACCTCTTGTTGCTTCCTCTCCTGCTATAGGAAAAGTAACCTCTCCAGCTTCGGTTCCCGATTTACCAACATCAAAACTATCTTCTGTTGCTGGTGAACCAAATAAAAACTTATCCGCAGTGCCACCAAAACCCTCAGGATTAAATAAAGACTTTTCAACACCTCTTCCTCCAAACAATAAATTTCTAATACCAAAATCTCCGGCTTGAGCTGACCCATATCTAAATGCTTGATTACCACCAAATCTTAAATATGGAGCTGCTAACGATGCAACGGCTAGAGGATTAATTTTACCTGATTGTTTGTAAGCTCCTGCAGCGTAAACAAAAGGAGCAGCTGCTCCTGTAAAAGGTGCAGCAACCTGCATAATACCTGCAAGTTCTTTAGGCACTAATTTTTTAGCTGCTTTTTTAAACGGTTTAGTTATCTTCTTTAATAATCCCATACTATCTTCTATTTTGTTTCAGGAAACAAATCAAGCGAAGGCATGATGACTTTGACATCTCGTCTAATTTCTGCTTCTGGTACGCCTTTTGTTTTCCATTCGTCCTCTGATTTATATACTTCACCTGTTTTTAGGTTAGATATTGTTGTTATTATCTTCTCTGGTTTTATTGTTTGCATTACGTTGTTACCTCTCTTGGTTCTATTTCTAATATTGAAGCTACGACATGTAGCTCGTTTGCATCACTAGCTTGTACTTTCAAAGCCTCACTAGCCTCCATAACAAGAGGTTGTGTCAAAAGCTCTGTCGTAGCGTTTGATGCTATGGCTTTAGTCTTAAACAAACTAAATATGTTAGATGATGCATCTACTAACGTTACTGTTATGTTAGCTCCTGATCCTGCATCCTCTGACACTAGAATAGATTTAACCACAGATGTTTTGAACGACGGCACTGTATACAGTGTTGTAAGGTTTGTCGTTGTTAGATCTGCTTTTTTATTTATAAAACTATTTGCCATTAATTAATAAAGAAGTTTTCAGCTTCCATCTCATCTTTTAAATCTTGTTGATACGTTGTGTTTAGTTTTTGTATCACACCGTCAAGATCCCTAACTTGTGCGTCAGCAACGTCTTGCCTGTATGATTCACTAGGTCTTGTTAATACTTGTACTATCTTTGCCATAATTAACTTTTATCTGTAGGATCAGAACGTCCTCCTCCAAAACCCATTCCTGCTTGTTGGCCCTCACCATATGTAGGATCTCCGCCATATCTATTTTCTGCTATGGCTCTTCTTGCGTCTGCAAGTTTTGCAGCTGCAGCTGCTTTTTCAGCAGCTCTTTTATCTTTAAGTTTATCTAAAAACTCTTTCATTGTTCTTGATTGACCAAACAAAGTTTTAGCTCTGTCAAACCTATCAAGTCCGGTTCTAGGATCATAAAAATCACTAGCTATTCTATTAAATCCTGGTTTGTTAGGATTTGTAAATTGATAGTTTGGTGTATTTCTACCAGCTTCTGCTATTTTACTAAATAATTCACCCACACCTGATGTTGTTAAAGCATTAGATAAACCACCTGTATAAAGGTTAGTTAAAAAACCAAGAGCATTCAAAGGATTAATTTTAGACATGATACCGTCTCTTGTTGTTGTGTCACTTTCCATTAATTCACTGTCACCATAATCTCGAATTGGTTGACTTACTGGTATTTCACCCATTTTAGCTTGATCAAACTGACTAAAATCTCTACCTATAAAAGGTTGATTCATAATTCCTGTTGGTTGAACACGTGTTACAGCGTTTCTTATTGCTTGTTGAAAAGGACTAAGATCTCTTGCAGGAGCAAAATCATTAAGATTAATACCTAGGTCACGTATTTCTGATGGGTCTCTTCTAGTTATAAATTTTGATAAACTCATTATCTTCTACCGTCCGCTTGTACGTCTAATCTAAACGTGCCCAGCTTCCAATCTTGCGCTGTGCTTGTGTTTTCTATCTTGAGAGCAATCGCTCTAGCTCTTGCTCGTGTATCTACTTTAGTCGTTGATGAGCTAATTGTAAAGGGTCCTAATGACGAACTAGCCGCTGTATCATTAGAATAATTCTTTAAATTCAACGTTACCCTTGTATTTCCTGTTTGAGATACAAAGTCTGGTATAAATCTTCTTATCTTCATGATGAATTCAC